TAATTCGTTTGTTAATATTACAAGTCTTTCCTCTAATACACCTATTCTTTCAGTTTGTGTAGCAAGCTTATCGTTTTCCATAAACATAATTATATTGTTGAGGGGAGTAAATGTAAAGAGAATTGATAAGATCATTATTAGGACTAATAGTAATAAGATAAAATAGTTCACCAATTGAAATAATTTAAATTTAGACTGGACTCCTGTCCCTATTATTCCAAAGTTTGTTGACGTTGTCGTTAACGGAATGAATGACAGGTTGTTTGATGTAAAAGTGTATGCTGAAGATGCAATGTCTCAGTCTCAAAGGAGTAAGTATCAGGATATGATACAGGGTCAATCAGCAGCGAAAGATATACTGCAGATTATTGAAAAAGAAACAGGTGCTGATCCGTTTATTATGAACCCCGATGATCTTCCTCAAACAGATGAAGAGCTAAACCTTTACATGCAGCTTAAGTACAAGCCAGCAATAGAGATTGCTGAGGAAGAGGCTATTAATACTGTGTTTGCTGAAAACCATTACAACGACGCAAGAAAAAGAATTGATTACGATTTAACTGTTATAGGTATAGGGTGTGCAAAGCATGAATTTTTACCAGGCGCAGGTGTTGAAGTAAAGTATGTAGACCCTGCAAATATTGTTTACAGTTACACTGAAGATCCTCAATTTAAAGATTGTTTCTATTGGGGTGAAATTAAAACACTGCCAATTACTGAGTTAATGAAAATTGATCAGTCTCTAACAAACGAGGACTTGGAAGAAATATCTAAATACTCTCAAAGTTGGTACGACTATTACAATGTAGCTCAGTTTTATGAGAATGATATTTTTTACAAAGACACAGTTACCCTTATGTATTTTAACTATAAGACCACAAAAAAAGTGGTGTATAAAAAAAAGATACTAGAAAACGGTGGGACAAAGGTTATTGAAAAAGATGACCAGTTTAATCCTCCTGTTGAGATGATGGAAGAGGGTCGTTTTGAAAAAATGGAAAAAACCATTGACGTTTGGTACGAGGGTATTATGGTTATGGGTACAAATATTTTACTAAAGTGGGAGCTTGCTGAGAATATGGTTAGACCAAAGTCTGCCCAGCAACACGCACTTCCAAACTATGTGGCTACAGCTCCAAGGATGTATAAGGGCGCTATAGAATCTTTAACTAGACGGATGATTCCATTTGCGGATTTAATTCAAATTACTCATTTAAAATTACAGCAAGTTATTTCTAGGGTTGTTCCAGACGGTGTATACATTGATGCTGATGGGTTAAATGAGGTAGACCTTGGTACAGGAAACGCTTATAACCCAGAGGATGCTTTAAGGCTATACTTTCAAACAGGTTCTGTTATTGGTAGAAGCTATACACAGGATGGTGAGTATAATCAAGGAAAGGTTCCAATCAAAGAACTTCAATCAAGTTCAGGTGCTAGTAAAACACAAATGCTTATTGCAAACTACAACCATTACTTAGGAATGATTAGGCAAGTTACAGGACTAAATGAGGCGCGAGATGCATCAACTCCTGATCCTAATTCTTTAGTTGGACTACAAAAGTTAGCTGCACTAAACTCAAACGTGGCTACCAGGCACATACTAGAGGGCTCTTTATATATTTATAGAACTCTAGCCGAGGCAATAACATATAGAATTGCAGATATATTACAGTATGCGGATTTTAAGGATGACTTTGTTAACTCTATTGGTAAATATAATGTTAGTATTTTAGATGAAATAAAAGATTTATATATATATGACTTTGGAATATTTATTGAGATAGCTCCAGACGAAGAACAAAAAGCACAGTTAGAACAAAACATACAGATGGCTTTATCTAAGGGTGACATAAACTTAGAGGACGCTATTGATATTAGGGAAATAAAAAACATTAAGTTAGCTAATCAGTTGCTTAAAGTAAAACGTAAAGCACTCCAGGAACAGAAACAACAGCAGGCAATGCAAATTCAAGCAATGCAGGCACAGCAAGCGTTAAAGTCTCAGGAGATGAGTGCACAGCTTGTGGTTCAGCAGCAGCAAGCTGAAATACAAGGTAAGATGCAATTAAAGCAGGCAGAGATAGCGTTTGAGATTGAGAAACAAAATAATGAGGCGGTATTAAAGAGCAAGCTAATGCAGGAAGAGTTTAACTATAACATACAGTTAAGGGGCTTAGATTCTGAATCATTATCTCAAAGAGAAGATCAAAGAGAGGGTGCTAAATCTAAAAGAATTAGTCAAGCAAATACAGAACAATCAAAACTAATACAGCAAAGAAAAAATAATTTACCACCAGTAAATTTTGAGTCTAACGAGGATAGCTTAGATGGGTTTGATCTTTCTGAGTTTTCTCCAAGGTAGGGCTTAAAAACACTATTATTTTTTTCTTACATTTGTAGTAATTAAATTTAATCATATGGCATTCACAGTAAAAGAAGTAACAGTAGGGGAAGAAAAATCAGTTCAAGAGGTTGAACAAGTGCTTTTAGATAAGCACGAAGTTGAATTAAACAATGAACCAAAGGCAGATTTAAAATTAGAAGAGCCATCTGAATTAAAAGAAGAAGACGCTCTTTCATATATTGGAAAAAGATATAACAAAGAAATTAATTCATTCGATGAGTTAATGAGTGAGCGAGAAACTCAGGAAGAATTGCCTGATGATGTTGCTGCTTACTTTAAATATAAAAAAGATACAGGCAGAGGTATTAAAGATTTTGTAGAGTTACAAAAAAACTTTGATGAATCAAACCCTGATTCTTTACTTAAGGATTACTTAGTTGCGACTGAGGATGGTCTTGACGAGGAGGATATAGACACCCTAATGGATGACTATTCTTTTGATGAAGACTTAGACGACGAGTCTGACATAAAGAAAATTAAGTTAAAGAGGAAAAAGCTATTGCTAAAGCCAAAGATTATTTCAAAGGAATGCAGGAGAAGTACAAGCAACCACTTGAGTCAAGGGGAACGCAATCTTCAAATGTATCTGACGAAGACATGGATGGTTATAAGCAGTATATCGCAGATGCAAAATCTTATGATGAAGAGACTGCAAGAAAAAAAGAGTTTTACAACTCTAAAACGTTAGAGGTATTTACGCCTGAGTTCAAAGGTTTTGAATTTAATGTAGGTGAAGAGACACTAACATTTTCTCCGTCTAGTTTAGAAGACTTAAAAAGTAATGCATTGAATCCTGGTGGATGGGCAACCAAATACTTAGATGATGACGGTCTTTTAAAAGATTCTAAAGGTTTTCATAGGAGTGTAGCGATTGCACAGAATCCTGAAAAATTTGCTGCGTTCTTTTATGAACAAGGTAAATCTAATGCTACAGAGGATGTTATGCGTAAGACAAAGAATATTAACATGTCAGAACGTAGGTCACCTGAAGTATCTAGCAAGGGAGGAACACAGTTTAAGTCTTTAAACACCGATAGTGGGAAGGGGCTTAAAATAAGAAGTATAAAAAGAAAATAATTAATTAAAAAAATAGTAAAATTATGGCAGGATCAGTACAGACTACGCCAGGTTTTGACTTGCAACCAAGTTCGCATCAAACACCTTTGGCATCAAATTATATAACTGACTTCAGTTTTTTAAGTCAGTACTTACCAGACACATACGAAAAAGAATTCGAGCGTTATGGTAACAGAACAATCTCCTCATTCATTAGAATGGTTGGAGCAGAAATGCCTTCTAACTCTGACCTTATCAAATGGGCAGAGCAGGGAAGACTACACACTAAATATGTAAATTGTGGAACTGTAGCAGTAGCAGCTGGAGGAGAAGCAATTTTTCAAGTAAACGATGTACTAAACCCAGCAGGGTCAACAGCACAACCTGGTTCAGGAGCAGTTGTTCAGGTAGCAATTAGAGTAGGACAAACGGTTGTTGTTGTAAACAATGATGGTTCAGGAGAGTTTAAGGCTATTGTTACATTAGTAAACGTTGCAAACAGCCAGGTAACACTTGCGTTTTATGATGCAGCAGGTTACACGGGTGGTTCAGGAGTAGGAAATGCTGATGCAAGTATTTTCATTTATGGTTCTGAATTTAGAAAAGGAACAAATGGAATGCAAGGTTCTTTAGAGGCTGATGACTTTATCTTTGAAAATTCACCAATTATCATAAAAGATAAGTATGCGGTATCAGGTTCTGATATGGCTCAAATCGGATGGATTGAGGTAACTACAGAAAATGGTGCTTCAGGTTACCTATGGTACTTGAAGTCTGAGCACGAAACAAGATTGCGTTTTGATGACTACCTAGAGACTGCAATGATTGAAGCTGTTCCTGCTGAAGCTGGATCAGGTGTTTTAGCACAAACGACTTCTACTCAAGTTGGTAACAAAGGTTCTGAGGGTGTATTCTATGTAGTACAAAATAGAGGTAATGTATGGTCAGGTGGAAATCCTAATGCATTAGCAGACTTTGATTCTATTATATCTAGATTAGATAAGCAGGGTTCTATTGAGGAAAATGTTATTTTCTTAAACAGAGACTTTGGCTTTGACATTGACGATATGTTAGCTACTCAAAACTCTTACGGTGCGGGTGGAACTTCATACGGTCTTTTTGACAATGATGAGGAGATGGCTCTTAACTTAGGATTCACAGGATTCCGTAGAGGTTATGACTTTTACAAGTCTGACTGGAAGTACTTAAACGACCCAACCATGCGTGGTGGTGTTGATGGTACAGGAAGTATTAATGGATTGTTAGTTCCTGCAGGTTCTACAACTGTTTACGACCAGATCCTTGGGAAGAATGCTAAGAGACCTTTCTTACACGTAAGGTACAGAGCTTCAGAAACTGAAGACAGACGTTATAAGACTTGGATTACTGGTTCTGCTGGTGGTGCAAAAACATCTGACTTGGATGCAATGGAGGTAAACTTCTTAAGTGAAAGAGCTGTATGTACTTTAGGTGCAAACAACTTCTTTATCTTCCAAGACTAAGAATATTAAACAAAAGAAAAGGGAGCCTCTTAGGGGCTCCTTTTTTAAAGTATTAAATTAAATTTTATCTAATGAAAACTAAAGTACAAAGAGTAGACAAGATCTACAAGTTAACAAGGAACGCAGCACCTTTATCTTTAATGCTTGCAACAAGACACACAAGAAGGTTTCCACTTCTTTGGTTTGACCCAGAAACAGAAGTAAACAGAGAATTACGTTACGCACGTAATCAAAAATCACCATTTGTAGATGAGCAGGATGGAAACGCAATTATAGAACCAGTTATTTTTGAAGATGGTTTTCTAAGGGTTTCTAAGTCCAATCAAGTTTTACAAAAATTTTTAGAGGTACACCCACACAACGGAATAAAGTTTCAAGAGCTTGATAAATCTAAAGACGCACAAGACGTTGTTGAAAATATTAATATAGAGATTGATGCAATGATAGAGGCACGTTCTTTATCGCTACCACAGTTGGAGTCATTAACAAGGGTTTTGTTCTCTAAAGATCCATCTACTATAACCACGGATGAGATGAAGAGAGATATTTTAGTTTATGCTAAAAGAGAACCAATAGAGTTTATGTCTCTTGTAAACGACCCTGTACTAAAGCTTCAATCTACTGTACATAAGCTTCTTGAGGTGGGTCTTATAAAATACAGAAACAAAAACAAGGAAGTTTTCTTTAACACCAAAACTAATAAGACAAGGCTTTGCACAATACCATATGGCGAGGACCCTATTTATATTGTGTCATCATTTTTTCAATCTGATGATGGGATAGAATCTTTAAAACATTTAGAAAAAATGTTGGATAATTAATTTATTTATTTATATTTGCACTATAAATGACTTTTTTAGGGGATAAGTTATTTTCATGTTAGAGGCTTTAGAAATAAGGTCTCTTTTTTTGTTTATATTTGTTCTTTATTAACCCGTTAAAAAATTTTTATAAAATGGAAAAATTTCTTAAAGTTACAAACGCTCCTATTACTAATGAATTAATTAGTCTTAACGGAGTAAAATCAATCGGTACAGCTAGTGCAACTGCAACAACAGTTGTCATAAAGTACATGGACGGAACTGCTACTACGGTAACAACTGCTGCACAAGTTGCTCATGATGTTTATTCAGCTATATTAGATGCTACTGAGTCAGCATTAGTTACAAGTTGGACAAGACCAATGTTTTCTGTAAAATTACCTAAAGCTGTAACAGGTATTGTAAATGCTTAATTAGTTTAAGTATACCAGTAAATAAAGAGAGGTCTACAAAAAAGTAAGCCTCTTTTTTTTTGATTATCTTTGTGTAAATAATAGTCAGGATGATAAACGATATTAGAAATACAGTTTTAGCTGTATTAAATAAAAACAACTACGGATACATCTCTCCACAAGATTTTAATCTATATGCACAACAGGCTCAGATGGATTTGTTTGAGGACTACTTTTACGCATATAACTACCAAGTAAACAAAGAAAACCAAAGGTCTTCAGGTACAGGATATGCAGATATAAAGAAAGGATATGTTGAGGTTATTGATTTCTTTTCGGTAACATCAAACTTAAATCAGAATGGTACTTTAAAAGATAGTTTTTTGTTACCATCCATTGCTACTACAGGATCTGATTATTACTTAATAAATAAAATATATATAGGTGGAACAGAGTTGGAAAGGATTGAGCAAAGTAAAATTTTATTATTAAACAGCTCTCCATTAACAGCACCATCTACAATGTTTCCTGCTTATACTACGGAAGGGAATATTGCAACAGTGTATCCATTAGCTGTCGTAGCACCAACAGTTGCTTGTCAGTACATAAGATACCCCAATGCTCCTAAGTGGACATATGTAGACTTAGGGAACAATAGCGAACCTGTTTTTGATCAGACTCAGTCTGATTATCAGGACTTTGAGTTGTTTGCAGATGATGCCACCGACTTAACAATGAAAATACTACAGTACGCAGGGGTTTCAATAAGAGAGGCATCTGTTGTACAATACGCAGGGGCTGTAGAGTCTGCTGAAAATAATAGCGAGAAATAGATATGTCATACATTAGCCAATACGAGTATTACGAAAATGGAGGTGTAGCACCTGAAAATAAAAACTGGGGTTCTTACCAGTACGTGTCATTAAAAGACATAGTTGTAAACTATGAGTTAATGTATTCAGGGAACCATTCTCTGGTAAACAATGAGGAAAGGTTTAAGATACTGTTTCATGCAAAGAGAGCGATTCAAGAGTTAAATTATGATGCGTTTAAAGAGGTAAAGGTATTGCAGCTAATTGTTTCTGATGAGCTTAGGTTTGTTTTACCTTCTGATTATGTAAACTGGGTTAGGATTTCTTACTACCAAAATGGTGTTATAAGACCTATGGTAGAAAATGTTCAAGTAAATTCTGCAAAGGCTTACCTTCAGGCAAACGACACTAGAATACTTTTTGATCAGGATGGTAAGGCTCTACAGCCAGAATACTCTCCATTAGACTTTGACAGGATTACAGGCCAAAAGCCTAGCATATATTTAAATAGCTTGAGTCCATATAATGGCTTAACAGGTTACGAATACGAAGGGTGCTGGTACTTTGATTTTGCTATTGGTGCAAGGTTTGGTCTTAATACAGAAACTGCAAATGCTAATCCTACGTTTAGGATTGATAAAAAATCAGGTGTAATAAACTTTGACTCTACCATGGCAAACAATAGCTGTATTCTGGAGTATATATCTGACGGTATGGAGGGTGGAGACGACACTCAGGTTACGGTAAATAAGTTATTTGAAGATTATGTTTACGCATATATTAGTTACCAAATTTTAAATTCTAAGTTAGGTGTTCAAGAGTATGTTGTAAATAGAGCTAGAAAAGCAAAATCATCGCTTCTAAGGAACGCAAAAATAAGATTAAGCAACATACACCCAGGGAGATTATTAATGAGCTTGAGGGGGAGAGATAAGTGGATAAAATAATATGGCTAAAATTCAAAGAAATTTCATAGCAGGTAAGATGAATAAATCCGTTGACGAGCGACTCGTTCCAAACGGACAATATGTTGACGCATTAAATGTTAGGCTTGGTTCTTCTGAGTCCACGGAGGTGGGTGCTGTTGAAAACTCTAAGGGTAACACGAAGCTTACGTCTTTAAGCTACAAAGGATAAACTTTAAGCAACCTAGCTAAATGTATTGGAGCGTATGACGACGGAGCTAACGAGACACTGTATTGGTTTATTCATGACTCTGATTTTTCTCTATCACCAACAGGTAAGCTAGATTTAATAATTTCTTTTAACGTAACCACTAACAATTTAATATACCACGCAATAAGCGTATCTAAGGGGGTACAACCCCTACCGAAACAACTTTAAATTTTAACGAAAAATTTCTTATTACAGGAATTAATTTGGTGGATGGGTTGCTGTTTTGGACAGATAACTATAACCCTCCAAGGTTTTTAAACACACAACGTAACTACGACAGTCCTAGTGGAACTCCGCTTGTTGATGGTGATGGCGATGCTTCTTTATTTTTTGAGTCATTGTTGGTTATAAAAAAACCGCCTAATAGCGCACCAACTGTTGAGATGACTACCACTAGCGGTGGTCAAGAAAATTACTTAGAAGAAAGACTTATTTCGTTTGCGTACAGGTATGAGTACCATGATGATGAGTACTCGGCTACGTCTCAGTTTTCAGATGCTGCGTTTATTGCAAAACCTTTTAGTTTTAGTAGTGAATCATATCTAAATGATGGTATGATAAACAATTTTAACACCGCAGTAATAACATACAACTCAGGTAGTTCTTTGGTTAAAGCCATAGATTTGTTATTTAAGGACAGCAGTGGTACTGTTATTAAGGTTGTAGAAAAATTAAAAAAATCTGAATTAGGTCTTGCTGACAATACAAACTACACGTTTGAATTTAGGAACAGCAAAATATTTACAATACTACCGCAGTCAGAATTATTAAGACTTTTTGACAATGTTCCTTTACTGGCTCAGGCTCAAACATTAATGGGCAACAGGCTAATGTATGGTAACTACGTTGAGAATTACAACCTGGTAGATATAAACAATTCTCCTGTTAGGCTTGAGTATGAGACCGAATTAATCTCAAAACTTATAGGTCGAGAGGATGTCGTTGATACATTTGGTAATGTTGGATACACCTTTGGCTTTAGTGATACTATTACTAACGCTCAGTTGATTATGGACTTGAATGGTTTTAATTTAGTTGCAGGGGCTCTTATTTCTATTGATGCAAGTTTTGTTCATAATTCTTTTAGGGGAAGCGCTCCAACTGAAACAACAACAACAACAAACTTTACGTTTTCTTATGTATTGCCACAGTCTTTTACTAGCGTATATGATTTAGCTATAAGCGTAGACTTCCAAGAAAAAATAGGTATAGCATCCACAATAAAACCTGTTTACAGTAGCGACGCTCTTACCGAAACATCTTGCCAGGGCTCTACCTTAACTGACATAATTAACTGTGCAATACCAAACATTTTAGACAGCGGGTCTACTCCTAGTTGGACAAAATTTGAAAGCGGTATATCTTCAGCAAATCAACCTTTGGGTATTGTAGCAACACCAGGTTCAACCACAATCGGACTTGAGCTAATATCTATGAGAAGGGTAGACGATTTAAATACCCTAGCACAGAATGCATACGAGTATTACAGTTGGAATTTTGCAGATATTTCTTTTCAAACAATAAGTAACACAAAAAGCCTACATAGCAATAGGGACTATGAGATAGGAATAATTTACATGGATGAATTTAACAGGTCATCTACTGCGTTGGTTAGCCCCAACAATAGTGAACACATACCCTGTGGGTTTTCAGATCAAAAAAACTCACTTAGGGTAACAATACCTGTGCAACAAAACCCACCTTTTTGGGCAACAAAATATAAGTTTGCTATAAAGCCTAGTGCAGAAACATACGAAACAATTTATACAAAACTGTTCTTTGTGGATCCTACCACTAATGATACATATTTTTTATTAGAGGGTGAGAACCAACGAAAGGTTGAGACGGGTGACAGGTACATTGTGAAGGCAGACTCCCAGGGTCCATTAATTAGGTGTGCATATGCAACTGTTTTAGACAAGGGTGCTAAGGAGTCAGACTTTTTAACTCCCCCTCCTCAAACTTCTGATAACACTGACATTTCTATTCCTGCAGGTACTTACATGAAAATAAAGGCTCAGGATTTTTCTGTTAATTTAGGAGACAACCCATTTATATTACCAGGTAAGCAATGCTCTGTTTCTAGAGGAGCAGGCTCCACAGTGCTTGGTGTTTATACTGGTCTAAGTGGGAATGGAAACCAAAATTTATTTGCTCCTTTTAATATACCTGCAGGAAGTAGAATAAAAATAGATTTTGACTTTACAAGAAGGGGTTCGGGCTCAGGGCAATTATCTTGTGAACGTAGGACGTATAGACTAGAAGCCACGCTTACTGCGTCTAAAGAATACGACGATATTATTAAATGGTGGAACGGTGATAACATTGGGAATATTATAGACACTGGGGTTAAAGACGTTGGTGGTGATGGACCAGATATTGAAAATGAATATATTCCAACTACAGCGACTGATGCTTCAAATAATTTTGGTCTTGGAAATGGTTCCGAAACCACTAACAAGTATAAATGGTTTCAACACCCAGATACAAATGAAATACGTTTTATAACCACAGGTACTATAGCGTGTGGTACTAAAAATAAAAGAAGGTCAAACTCTTGTATTACCTTTGAAATATTTAGAACTGAAAGCACAATAGTTTTTGAGACACAGCCGTCTGATGCACAACCAGATGTATGGTTTGAGGGTTCAGAAACTTTTGATATTGTAAAGGAAGGATGTTTATTTAATTTAAGTGTTGCTGCTGCAGAACTAAACCCAATTGCTTTTGAGTATACTTTGGAAGGAATTCAAGAACAGGTAATTGTTAATCCAGGGGGATCAAAACAGAATATAAATGGAGACTGTAGCTCAATGGTTATATCAGCATCTACAGTTCCTGGTTTAGCTAGTAACGTAGTTATCACTAGTACTTCGGTACAAAACTCTCATTTAGGAAATATTCAGTCTCAGACGCTAACGCAGCCTGCGATTATAGACACATCATTTTTTAATTGTTTTGCGTTTGGTAACGGTGTTGAAAGCTATAAAATTAGAGACTCAATAATTGGTGCTTCATTGTTGCTAGGAAATAGGGTTACAACAACCTCTTCTGAGGACTACAGGCAGGCAGATCGTTTTTCAGATATTACTTACAGCGGTATATATAATGACGAAAGCAATGTAAATAAACTAAATGAGTTTAACTTAGGGTTGTTAAACTTTAAGAAAACAGAGGAATCTTTTGGACCAATACAAAAATTATTTGCAAGAAGTACAGACATTCTTACATTGCAGGAGGATAAAATATCATACGTATTAGCAGGTAAAAATTTACTTTCTGATTCTGCCGCAGGTGGTTCTATTGCTTCTGTACCAGAGGTTTTAGGAACTCAGATTGCTAGGCTAGAAGAGTTTGGTATAAGCTCCAATCCAGAAAGTTTTGCGGTATATGGATATAATAAATATTTCTCTGACCAAAAACGGGGAGCATTAATTCAATTGACTGGTAGTGCTTATTCAAATGAGCAGCTAACAGTAATATCTGAGGCAGGTATGCGTTCGTGGTTTAGGGATAGGTTTATATCATCACCAAATACTCAGAAGCTTGGTGGTTACGATCCTTATATGGGAGAGTATGTGTTTTCTATTAATGACGATGCGCTTCCATTTGATGTAAAATGTTTTGACTGTGGCGTTAATCAATTTTTTCCTTATAGCCTGACAGACAAGGTGTTATGTTTTAATGTCAGTCAATTAGTTGGTGAGGTTACAATCATTGTTAATGTTGCGTTTTCTCAGACAGGAACTTTTAATGCACAAACTTTATACGACGGCACGACCACTACAACAGCATTAGTAGAAGGCAGTAACACAATTACCTTTAGCAAAGACAAGGTTTTAATTGAAACTTTTCAGCTTACCCTTACAGGGTCTGTTGCTGCAGATGTAACTTTAGACGTTTCTTGTCCTGCTGCTAAAACTATAGAAATTATTCAAGTATCTGTGTCTGATAGCTTTGACGGAGGTAAGTTTATACATAACGAATATCGATGGGTTGACGGAGTTTTTGTTTCTCCTTTACATCAAGAGCAGGTTCAGTTAAAGATAACTAACATTTACCCTAGCTACCCTATCGTTTCTCAGTACAGTTCTGTGTCAGGACCTCAGGGAGCAGGTGTTATACCTGCTGACGGTGCTATTGTTTCAATAATATCTAACAAGATTGCGCCAACCGATACGTTCGTGTTCTCTAACCCACCAAATAATTTTAAATATTTAAGGAGTGGGACACTGTATGCCAATACATCTGCTGCTATACAGGACTTAATAAATGCGTCTACGACTGGTGTTATTAATGCAACAGGAGCACCGTCCACATACCGTTCTGATTTTACAATGCCTTCGGGAAATACAGGCGATTACCTGTACCTAATATATGACTACAGAAAGCCTGTGTTGTTGCAACTTTGCTACTCAACAACTAGCCCTCTTGATGCATGCTGTAATTGTAGTGTGGAACCTTAAAATATAATTATGAAGTATACAAATAGTTGGAAAGCAAACGCAAAAAAAAATAACAAGATAAATTTTTTACTAAGAATTGGTAAAATAACTTTTGTTAAAATTAGTTTTGACATAGAAAGAAAAAAATATATACTAACTTTACTAAACTTTAGTATAAACAATTAATATGGCAAATTATGTAAATATTTATTTAAACGGTCCAACGCTGTCAACAGCCACGGGGGTATTTACCAATGCGGATTTAACAATTTGTGCTGCTGACGGATGGTATTCTGATGGTGTAATATCTAGGCAACTTGTTGGATGCAAGCTACTTGCTCAACAGGTTTGTTCTGGATGCACGGAGAATACAATAACACTACAATATATAGACACTTCTGCAAGTGATTTGTTTTGCGTAACAAGTACAAGCGTAACCGTTTTTATGGCTTTGGGTGATCAGTTTAGTACAACCTCTGAGATATTTTCAAATATTTCATTAAGCTCTCCTGTTGCAAATGGTTTTTATAAGGAGAAGTTTTCTAACTTTTATCGTCAACAAACGACTGGTTCTTTGGGTGTCCTTTTATCGGGTCCAAGTTGCCCTCCAACAAATACAATGTTTAGGTCAGCATTAAGCACGGTGTGCAGTGATTTCTGTACAACTAATTACCTTATAAGTGCTGGGTTTAGTACTGTTCAGGGCACTAACTTTTCTAATCTAGCAGATACCAACGAAATTGTTGGTGGGCTA